CAACATTTACAGACGTGTTAATTGTGTGAGCTGTGCAACCTGAGAAGAGGAGGCACAGCAATGTGATGATTGTTGCAACTTTAGTACGCTTACACATATAAGTTACTTCTTTAAAAAGAGTGCTCGCTCTGCTTCTCGGCGACGAACTAGACCTTTCATGACTTTACCGCCTGCCTTATTCCAGACAAGGAATTGATCAGCAGCGCCTTGATAGTCACCTTTATTCAGTTTTTTTAATAAGGTTGAATTATTAAAAGCACCTGAGCCAATGTTGTAAGTCAGCGATACCAAAGCATCAAATTGATTTTGAGTTAAAGGCGCTGTCACAGATTCATTAACTGTCTTTTCGAATTTAGCCAAGTCATGTTTAAAGTAAGTCTTAGCTTGTTCTGCTGTGCAAGTATCGCCCTTCTTGACCTTCACGCCATTTGGATAAACTGTGGTGCCAGTACCAATGGTCCAAACCCCTACACCATCATCGTAAGCATTGAATCGCGTGCCTTCAAAACTAGTTATTAAATCTATACCATCATCACTTGTAGTTTTTCCACCTGGTGCAAGTTTTTCGACCACTTTATTTAGATCGTCTACTTGCGCCTGTGTAAGCTTGCCGCCTGCAATTACTCGGGCAGCATCGAAGAATGGTTTAGTTGTCATTGGATTCACCTTTCTTTTTCTCTAACTCAGAGCTACCAAAATAAAACCCACATGCTGTTGTCATAGCCCCAGCAATAAAACCCAATGCCGTATTAATCAGATTGCTGTTTTCTCGCGGCATATCCACAAAAAATAAAGCAATCACTAAAACAAACATCAGTCCCACTAATGCGAAAGCTAGATAAGCTCTTGTATTTTCACTATTCATCGTCCTGCTTCCTCTAACCGTGATACTTTTTCTTTAATTAAAGATTGATCTTGGCTTAATTGAATAATTGAAGATCCAACCCAAGCGCACAGCGAAAATACGATTCCTGCAAATATTCCTAGCAATACACGCAGCACAGAAATTCCACCATCTTGCGCTGCTGTGCGGTTTTCTAAATTGGCGACTTTGATATCCAATGTATCGATATCCTTTTTGTTCTGTTCGCTAGTCTCTTTGTGTGCTTCATTAATAAAAGTCAGTCGAGTAACATGATCTGACAACATGCGAATATCACTCTGAATGGAGTCGATTTTCTTTTCAAATCTCAACCCATATGATTCATTTTCAGTCATGCCTTCCCCCTTTCGTTTAGGCAATAAAAAAGCACCCGAATTGGGTGCTCAAAGTTATTTTAAGGTTTAAAGGGTTTGTAAGATTTTCCCTCCATTGATCAATTGAGTTGTAAGTGGTGCCACCCCAACAATTGCAGGTCCCCCTGGCCCCGGCTGACCTTCAGTTGTGCCATGGTATTGCCAATTCCATGTTCCATCATTGGTAGATTTGGTGCCGCGCTGGCCCCAATTTCCGCCATCACCTGATAATGGAGACCCATAACGGTCATTTTGGGTTCGGTAACCTTTACCGGGCACTGCAGCTTCAGCATCGGTTACTTTGACAACCATAAAGTCACCATTTAAGTACCAACGCCAATCTTGTGAGTCGCTAGTAATAGGCTGTCCTGTCATTACCCGACCAAAAGGTGCACCAGCTCCTCCCGGAATACCCTGAACCCCATACGATAATCCTGTATAAATACCACTTGGTGTTGCTCCACCACCTGAACCGCCTCGAGCTAACGTCCCTCCATCGATAATCAGGTTTAGTTTGCTGTGTCGGTTTAATAAACCTGGTGCACCTTGAAATCCATCACGGCGGGTTTTGGTAAAGTTGTAATCCGGATCCGTTTCCCAAGCGCCAAAGGCCAAATGAGGCAAACCGCCATCTCCACCACGTCCAACAACAGCACCTTTAATCGTTAGATTCACCACCAGATCAGGTGGGAACTCCCCTGTATCTATCGCTGGTAATTCAGTTGCAGCAGGAACGATATACTCTCGTTTTGCAGGACTAGACTTATAGTCGAATTTATAGACAAATCTGGTTTCCGGTCGATAAGAACTTGAACTTGAAACCAGTGCACCTGCTTCAACTACAAAACTGATTTCGCCAGTCGTTGGTAAATCACCTCTTTGCATCTGATACAAACGTGCAAGATTAATATCAAGCTGGTCATATCGAATGTAGATTGGTGAATCATCTACTGGCACATCAATAAAGTCCTTGTCATTGAGGTAATAACGTTCATCGTAATTAATTGCAGTAATGGTATTAGAGAACTGGTCAGCTGGTTCTCTTTTTGCAACCAGATAAGGCAGTGAGCCTTTGGTATCGTCATTAACCACCGTATAGATAGTATTCACAAAATCATCAGGACTAAGCTTTAAGGCCCCGTTCGGTAAACGGCCTAAAACCACCTTGTTCTTGGCAGATCCAGCGGTAACAGGAATAAGGTCCACTGTGCCATCCCCCATTTGCAGATAGATCACATAACTCTTGCCTGCAATGAAATCTACATCATGGCTTAAGGTGAGGATTAAACCCTCTTGCTGTACCACTTCCCCGCTTTGATGAATACCATTGCGATAATCTGCTACAGCAATACGGTCACGTAGCACAAGCAATTCAGACTCAGGCGCCGCATCAAAGGTGATGGATTTACGTTGAAACCGAAGCTTGTTCCAGATCCGGTACGCATTAAAATGAGCTTGCCACTTGTTTCGTACCCCAACGGATTTCACTTCTTTCGGGTTCTTTGCTCCTTTGTCTGGCAAATAGATATTGATACGACTATCGTCGGTCGGATCCGTGTATTCATAGATCAGTCCATCGTAGTCATCCATCACGCCAAAGGTTAGATCATGCTTGTAACTATCTGGAATGATATTCCTGAAGTTAAACAGCATTACCGAGTTATCAGTTGGCCGTTCAAAATAAAGCTTGAGCTTGTTGTTTTGTCGATAAGCGGTACAAAAAACTGCATCACATAGATTGGTGACCAGCTCTTCAAAAGACAGGTTTGTATCATCAATCGTAGTACAGAACTCAGCCGCAAGTGGTGTACCAAAATAATCAACTACATCGTTATAAGTCCGATAGATATTTTCCAGATCTATTTCGTCGATCGTACGGCGGCCTATCTTGTCATCCAGTGCCATTGAAACCAATGCATCAGCAAAGCTTGATGTTGGAAATAGCTCTGTCGTCATTGCGCCGTTTTTAAAAGTCGGTAACATCCGCTGAAGATCAAAATTGATCTTGCGGGACTTAACAGATAAAGCTCCAGTGGTTGCATAAGTGCGCGCACGAAAAACCGTTTCATGTTCATACACTGTGCTTTGCAAAGGATAAGCACCATAAAGCGCCTGCCACTTTACTTCATCTACTACCGTTGTAACCGCCGGTGTTGGTGTTAAACGACGTGCACGGACACTACAGCGACCTTGAAATGTCACCATATCCAGCGTTGCGCCAACTGTCTGACGTGACTTTGCCGAACCCTTTAGAATGATCTGCTTTAGCATTGGATTACCAATGGCTGCACCCGATTCATTTACCGGCGTTACTTCTACTTCAATCGTGACGTTTACAGCTCCCTGATTTCCACCTGAAGAAACTGTGTAAAGTCCATTTGTGGCCACAAAGTTACATAGCACCCGACTTCGTTCGACATTGTCCAGAATGAATGGACCAATCCACTTTTCACCTATTGAACTGATCTTTGGTGATAAAGCTGCTGTTTGCTGGTTATTTAACTCTTTAAGCTTTAACCAGTTAGCATTAACGGCCGCCGGATTTGATAACGTCATTCGATCATCAGCTACCGATAGAACACTGTAAGTGCCGTTTAAATCATAAGTCTGGCCGTTAAACGTGAATGAGGCATTCGTGATTTCTACGCGGTCATTACTTACAAACTTAGTGGTTAAATCTGTGTTGTTTGCCGTTGCCCGAAGAATCTCGTTTGGATATGCAAAATGAAGGTAGTTCGTACCTTCTAAAGATTGTGTATCAGCAGGACGTAAAACTTGGCCATTAACAGAAGTTTGATGCTGAACTGTTAAGGGTGGAGTTGTAATTTCGGTACCAAGCGAGAAATATGGCTCACCCGAGACAATATCGACACCCGGTCGAAAGACTTCTACCGATGCGCCGGCAATATCAACAATGTTGGTTTCACCGTCATATGCACCGTTAATTTTATAGTGACCACGACCAATACAACCAACAACATGCTCTACTTCGACATTGTTTTCATATACCTTGTAAGGCACAGTAATCAGATCAGGGGTATCGTGAGCGGCACCATAAATATCTGCGATACGACCATTTACGCGAGTTTTATTTTCACGGTTTGATAATTCGTTATTTGCAGACGAGGATTGATTGTTATTCTGGTTGGTTTGGGTAATTGAGGGCACAGGCATTAATAATGCAACAGCCACACCCATAACTATAGAAGCAACCGCTATCCAAGCTAGAGTTATGGGGTCTATACCCTTGGGATTCTCAATTACAATGAAAGTGCCTGGCAAGAAATCGAGCTGCTTTAATTCATATGCATTCTTCGGTGTGACTTCATTCGCAAATGAAATTTCCGCATGATCCATATTGCTTATGGTATGAAAAATACGGACATGCTCAGGCATATGTTCATATTTTGAAGTGAGCCATTGCCCAATGGTTTGAGCCTGTTCAATTGTCTTTTCTTCAGACAAAGCGTCTTTTTTATAAATAACTTTAATCATAATAACTGACCCGATTAAACCCCATTCCCATCACAACCTCTTCAGGCAAATAAGTGACTCCGCTTTCCATGAGGTGAAGAATCTTTTGCCCACGAAAAAGCCCCACATGCGGGGGCTTATTTCTTTGTCTCGGATGGAAGGCGACTATGCAGCCTTCCTTGGGCATGGGTAGCGGATTTAAAAGTTTTAACCGTGAAGATAAAAAAGTAATTTTGCCCTTAGGCTGCATAAAGAGTTCAAGTGCTTCCGCCCGATCTATGCCGTATAGGTCCATTGCAGCTTCATGAACAAAGTGAACACAGTTGTAGTGTTCGTCATCGTATTGCTTATCAAGCAAATGATCATGACTTTTCATATAGCCCCCTTCAAACCACTAAAGCGATCCAGTGCAAAAATGTCCCCAGTTTTAGTGGTATTTAATCGTGGTGATTCAGCCTTGAATGTCACAGCTTTATGGTTCATGGCGACACTTGAGAGTTGTAGTCCGAGTAAATAAAACATTGGAGAATTCAGATTGTCTGAACTGTAAATCCGGTAATTTACTGTTGGCTTTACATCGGGATATTGGCCTTCGATTACCCGTTCAAACTCATCCGGCATTACATCACCTAAACCAGATATAGAGACTGTTAATGTCTGGTCCAGATCACCCAGCATTCCGGATCTTTGAATAGATGCTGGCAAAAATTCATAATAGACCTGACCGGATCCCTCCTTATGTTGAACATAAACACCTCGGTCATCATTACGGACTATTCGGTATGTATTCATAAAAGAAGGATGAGAAAGCTCAATACACTCCAATTGATAGACATCAACTTTCCGATTGAAAAAGAATTTGGCATATTCGTTATCCATTAGACCTCCCAATCCTTAATCAAAGCGATATCGGCAGTAAGGTTAGGCTGGTTTTGAACAACTTCGAGCTGTGCATTTACCCGGTAAAGGTTGCCATTCACTTCATTGGTCTTGAACGAGTTCGGAATGAAGTTACACAGGTATTGCTGACGAGCTCCCTGATCAATCACCAGATCCGCATAAAATGAGGCTGGCTTGTTCTGGTATACCCGCCAGAACGCCATCATTTTATTGAAATCGGTTTTACTTAAATTCCAGTTCACATCAACAATGTGGCTATTACGTTTTACATCGATGTAATAGCGACCACGACCGCCGTCCATCTGCTGACGTTTCACATCATCACCCGGTGTTACGCCATAGCCGCTGGTCTGAGGATTTAGCTTTAACTTGTACATAACTTTCCTTCAGGTAATAAAAAAACCCGCTTTCGCGGGTTCTTTTATTAAAGTTAACTTGATTAATTTTTAGAAATTAATAG